TTCCCGGTCCGCTGGCCGCGATCAACCTCAACTACGGGCTGCAGACCGCGGAGCAGAAGAACGTGAGCCTGTACCTGCGCGACCCCGGCAGCGGCGGGCACCTACTGCGCGGCATCACCAGCCCGCGCTACGGGCGCATCTACGACCGCGATGTGGTGGACGCGGTGATGAAGGTCGCGGGCAACGGCACCGGCGATACGCGGTGGAAGGTGCCGGGGACCATTGAGTGGGGCAGCAAGTTCGGCGTGTCGTACAACCCCAACGTCAACATCACCAAAGAAAACACCACGCTGTACGCCAGCGACCGCGACGTGTTCCTCTTCTTGGTCGACGATAAAAACCCGATTGAGGTCGGCAAGCTGGCAAACGGCAACCCCGACCTGATGTTCCGCGGGTTCTACGTGTGGAACAGCGAGGTCGGGAGCCGCACCTTCGGGTTCGCATCGATGTACCTGCGCGGGGTTTGCCAAAACCGCAACCTTTGGGGCGTCGAAAACTTCAACCAGATCGTGTTTAAGCACACGAGCGGCGCACCCGACCGGTTCTTGGAAGAGGCCGAGCCAGCACTGCTAGAGTTTGCCAACCTCACCGAGTCCCGCCTCATCGCGGGGGTCAAGGCAGCCAAGTCGGTCATCGTTGCCCGCAACGACGAGGACCGGCTGGAGTTCCTTGGGCGCTACGGGTTCACCGAGAAAGCCGCCAAAAACGTCATCGATACCTGCGTGGTCGAGGAGCAGAAGCTTCCCGAGAGCGTATGGGATTTCGCGCAGGGCGTATCCGCGACGGCGCGGCGCGAAGACCTGCAAGAGAACCGGCTGCGGATTGAGCAGATTGCCGGTCGGATGCTGGATCGTGTGAAGGTGGCGGCGTGAGCCGCCACTACCCGCTACCGGTATTCGACGACGCTCTTGAGCGAGCGGCGGCAGAGCAAGCAGCGAAGGAGGCGCGTCTCGCAGAGCAACGCGAACGCGCCCGCCTTCGGTTCCGCTCCGAGTTCCCACAAGTGACAGCCTTTGCTGACGAGTGCCGAGCCGTATTCGGCGACGACGTCAGAGTGCTTTGGGCGATTGAGAACGGCAAATACGTCGGTCGCCCGCCAACCTTGGAACTAAAACGGAATGGAACGACTGAACATCCCCTGCAGCAAGTGCGACTCACCGACGAAGATTATTAGAACGCAAACAGTCCCGCGCACTGGGTACATCAAGCGACGACGCGAATGTGTCGCCTGTGGCGCTCGCTCGACGACGCATGATGCTCCACCGATACACGAGAAGCCCCCGCTGACCGCGTATCAGGCGGGGCAAATTGACCGACGGTCAGCACGCATCAACGCCGCGATGGCGGGAGCAAATCTTGGAGCAACGGTCACCTTACGGGACGGCAATCGTGCCTCTCCCACGGACCTGATGGAGGAACTAAAAAAATGTGGATTTTCTTAAACGACGCCTTTCTTTCGATTGTCACCCCTCGCACACACGACGTGCCGAAGCCGCTGCGCGGACGCGATCTGCTGCTAGTGCGGGCGCGAAAGCGCGGTGACATTCAGCGAGTGTTTCCGAGCGTGCGTGTAACACGCACACCGAATCGCGACTACGCCTTCCGGGCGTTTGTACCGCGCCCACGCGTGATCGACGCGATTGGGCAGCGCCTCCTCGACATGGAGTATGGGAACTTCAAGGACTCGGTGGCGAACGACGAGCGCCACAGCGCCTACTCAAAGGTCTGGTCGGTGATGTACAGCTATCAGCACAACGACTACCAGCCACGCCGGGACACCTATGACCGCGGATACGACCTCTGGCCTGACGAACATTACGCGGGCAACTAGCGAATGTTGAACCGCCGTTGTTCGAAGATGTACTCGGCCTCCTCATCGCCGGGGACACCGATCAAGTCGTGATAGCGTGACTTCGCCACGCGAATGAGCGTGTGGTCGGCGTAGCGGTGAACCACCACACCGATATCTGCCTTGTTGTACCAGTGCGCCGAGTCCGAGATATCGTAGAGCGTCGGGACGCGGTACTCGCCCTTGTCATCCTTCTGCTGCTTGGCAGGGTGCGCGACAATCACTACGTGGACCATTAGCTTCCGAGCGAAGCGGCGCAGCGCCTTGATAGCGCGGCCCGTATACTCGGTGAGGCTTTCCTCCCGGCTCCGAGCGTGGTCCATCTCATTCCACGGGTCGATGACAACCACTTTGCATCCGTGCTGAATCACCGCGGCCTCGGCTTTGTCGAGCATCCACTCCAGCGTGACATCCTCGTCCTCGTTCGGCACGAGGAACGTAAAGTGCTGGTCGATCCATTGGTCCGCGGCGGCTAACTCGCGGCTGTCGCAAAAGCTCGTCGGCTTCTGGCAAAACCATGTGCGGAGGTTGCGTCGATGGTCGCGCTGCGGCATCTGCTCAAACGACGCAAAGGCCACGTTCAAACCGTACCGCTGCACGATCCGGCAGAAGATATCGTTGACCACAGACGACTTGCCATGCGACGGAATGCCGGTGAAGACCGCAACGTCGCCGAGGCGCACCTTGTAGCGCTCCACTAGCTTCGGCATCGGGATGTCGAACACCGGCGCATCAGGGACCGGTGGCAACTCGCTCATTCGGTAGACGCCGTCGACCCGTAGCCATTGCGCCCGAGACAGCGTCGCGTCAACGCCCTTCGGGCCGTAATGGATCAAAACCTCGTTGAGGTCTTTGAGCCGCCGCTCGCGGTCCTCTGGATGCTTGGGATAGGTGACGTACTTGCAGCGAAACCGCCCGAGACGCACCGACAGGTCTTGCAGCAGATTTGCTCCCGGCGCATCGCCGTCTACCGCGAGGATGACTTCAGTCACGCGCTCAACGGATAGCAGCGACCGCGCCTCTTGCAAGAAGGCGTACTTCCCGCTGTCGTTTGGCAGCGGCTTGTCCGGTGCGCCGCCGGGGACCGATACGCTTCGCAGCCACCCAGACTGGATCGCTGCCAGTGCGTCGAGTTCGCCCTCGGTGATGACCAGCGGTTTGCCGATCAACGAGTCATCGCGGAGGATGTCCTCGTTCCAGAAACATTGCACGCCGCCCTTATCCTGCCAGAACCGTTTTTCTTCGCCCAGCGTTCGAAACTTTCTGTTGACCACTTTCCCTTCGCGTAGGAAGGGAATGCACAGCGCCTCAATACCACCGGTTCCAGCGAGGGCGTGCAGCCCCAGCTTGAGCGCCAGCTCTGGGTCGATATGCCTCGCTTCCAGCCCCTCTTGAATCGAATGAGTTAACCCTTCCACCTGTTCCTCCGCTCCATCCACAGTGAAAACAATGCCAAACGGCCCGCCCGTCCTCTAACTGCCCCCCGTGTATCTGTGTCGGCCCAACCGCGACGCTTAAGCACGGCTTGCGCTTGTTGCCGCTCTTGCGCGTGTCGCTGCACTTCGGGCAGACGGTGTAGTGGTTCCCCGGCTCGTAGTTCCGTAGCCGGATGCCATCCGCGTTGAGTTTCTCGGCGACGCTCATCAGCCGCCCACCCCGAAGGCGTCGCGGCCTACCGCACCAGCCCGCTTGCTTGCGGCCACATCGTCCCACCGGCCTTGGTTCAGCCACGTAGTCGGGTGCGCGATGTACTTCTCATCCTTGCCCGCGGTAGTCGCTGCGTAGGCTTGAGCGCCCAAGAGTAGGCGAGGGGTCGCCTCGGCCCCGAGAAGGCGCTTGGCGGTCTGGTAAGCGCGGAACGCGGCGAGCTTGCCCACCTTCCGCGGATATGCGGACCACCACTCTTCGTATTCCTGAGTGAAACTGACGGTACGCCTACCTTTCTCACCGGCATGAGAGTCGGTATTAACTCTCGCGACAGCCGTAGGCTGATCGATAGTTTTATCTTCTGAAGTAGAAGATGAAGATGAAGATGAAGGGGTTGGCTTTTGCTTGTCGACAAGGTTATGCTTTTGGTTAAGCAACGTGGGGTTTCCACCAAGCCTACCTGCAGCAGCACGGACGTTTCTCAGTTGTTCATCCCGAATCATTCGGCGGCTAAAAATCGCGCCGGTCTCATCGCGGGAATACACCCCGGCAGACTCCAGTTCGTCCAGCAGTCCTTGCACCAAATCCATCGGCTCGCCGACCGCTCGACTGATCTGCAGGTCTGTCATCGGCTTGCCGTTGACCGCCAGCACGCCGTACGGACTAGCCTCGTGCATGATGCACATGAGTTCGATCCACAGACCTCGTGCAGCCAGACTACACGTCGAAAGAGACGGGTCTTTGCGCCAATCGGCTGGGTAGAACTGGAACGCGGGGCGCTTCATGGTCGCCCCCGGGTTTGTTCTATTCGTGATACTGACGGCACGCTTTCCTCCAATCGCTGTCATGCCCGTGATAATTGTGCGATGCCATGCTTACGTCAAGTTCCAAAATGGAACTTCTTGCGTCTGTCGCTACCCAACCTCGACGATTTCGGTGTTGTAGAGTGCCTTCAGCAGTTTCTTTTTTATCCGGTACTCGGGCGTCCGAGTCGGCTTGGACTTGACGTCCTCCACGATCACATCGCCCGTCGAGACGCGCCGATAGCGGAAATCTGCGATATACGCGCAGACTTTTTGCCCGTTTACGACAAGGTTGAATCGTGGCTGTAGCTCCAACGCATCAATTTCTCCGACCCGCAGAAGTGCCTTCAAGTACACGTAACGGGTCGCCTCGGCCTTCGAGGCAAAGATGTTGCCGTCGACCTCTGTTTTGACGTTCCGGAACTTGGACGTAGATACCCGAGCAAAGCGAAAGGTCATGTGCGATCTCTTGGGTGCAATATTTTCTTATCGGTATGTGACTGGAGTCGAGTTATGGCTATGAAAAAGAACCATGCCCGTGATAGTTTCAAGGCATACATGGAGAAGCGGGGATTCAAACCGCATCCATGGGCGAAGAAGGCAGGGATTCGATCTAGCACGCTCTACAACTACTTGAGCGGAGTAAGCGGGAATCTGACGGCGGATACGCTGCAAAAACTCGCTCATGCCGCGGGCACCTCCGTTGACGAACTGCTGGGTATTAGTCCTAGCCCACCTAAAGGTACAGCCGCACAGCCCGTCCGCGTTGACGCTGTGGTCGGCATCTATGGGAGGATGTTCAACGTGGACGGAGAGCAATATGTGCCTCGCCCGATAGGGCTGCCGAGTGACATTGAGGTGTGCGCTGCACGAATCGACAAAGACGGGCTTCACCCCGTCCCCGGGGGGTGGACGCTGTTTTACGAAAAGACGCCGCGCAGCCCGGAAGATCTGATTGGGAAGCTGGCGGTGGTGCAAGTAGCGGCACAAGGTCAGCGTCTGGTCCGTGAGGTTCATCGCGGCACCAGAGCGGGGCTGTACAACCTGACGGCTTGGAACGCCGGGATGCTTGAGGATGTCGAGATTGTCGCTGCCCATGCTGTCGTTTCCATTGTTCAAACGGTGTGACCAAAAGTATCACCGAAAAAACAGTCAGACGCCAGAAAATATCAGCACCCGAATAATCCCTATTGCGTAACTGTCATGCCCGTGATAACTTCCGGTTCACCGCGTTGGGCGGTAACCGGAGGAACACATGGGCGCAATCGCAGTTAAGGACGAAGCCGAATGGCTTTCGCTACGTGACTCTCACGTAGGTGGTTCGGAGGTCGCCAGCCTTTTTTATCGCTGGCGTTTCGCGGACGGCACGGAAGCCGTCCTGCATTTGTACGAGGCACCACCCGAGGGGTCGACCCTCATCGAGTGCCTTTCACCTTTCAAGACGGGCTACCGGCTCTGGCAGGAAAAGTCAGACCGCCTCATGCCGGACGACCTGTCCGGTAACGAGCGGGTGCAGGCGGGCAACTTCCTTGAGCCTGCGTTAGCGGCGTGGGCGACCGAGAAGTTCAAGTGGAAGCTCCGCAAGGTGCATCGCTACTGCACCCATCCGGTCGTGATGGGGTGGGGCGCGAGCCTTGACTACGAGGCACACGAGTCCGGGCTGCCGCCGATTGAGTTCAAGAATGTCGACGGCTTGGCCTTCCGCGACCACTGGGCTGTCGAGGGCGATGAGATTCTCATGCCGCCCCTTAACTATGTCCTGCAGCTGCAGCACCAGATCGGCGCGGTTGGCGCGGACCACGGCTGGATTGTGGCGTGCGTCGGTGGCAACCGCCTCCTGCGCGGGCGCATTGAGCGGCACGAACCGACCCAGCAGAAGATCGCCGAGGCGATTGCCAAGTTCTGGGAAGGCGTCCAAACCGGCACGGAACCGAAGTGGGTTGCCGACTACGACAGCGTCGCCGAGGTTCACCGGTACGGCAGCAAGGCGCTGCAGGTCGACCTCACCAGCGATAGCGACCTGCCACAACTCTGCGCGGACTACATCGCCCGGAAGGCCGAAGCAGACCAGCTAGAGGCCACCCTGTCGCACCTGAAGGGGCAGATTGCCTCCAAGGTTGGCGACGCCACCAAGGCCGCGGCTCGCGGCTACCGCCTCTCGTGGGCGGTCATTGAGCGCCCGGAGAAGGTCATCCCCGAGCGCGTTCAGAAAGCGCTCACGTACCGGGGCGCTCTCACCATCACTCCAACCCTTTGAGGAAGGGACACACCATGTCAGCTGTAACCACTATTGAAAGCACACAGCCCCGCGCCCGACTGCTCGCCCTAATGGCGAACAAGTACAGCGTGGACCCCGACAAGATGCTGACCGCGCTTAAGGCCACCGCCTTCCGCGGCGACGTCACGAACGAGCAAATGATGGCGCTGCTCGTTGTCGCCAACCAGTACGACCTCAACCCATGGACCAAGGAAATCTACGCCTTCCCAGACAAGAAGAGCGGCATCGTGCCGGTGGTCGGGATCGACGGGTGGAGCCGCATCATCAACAGCAGCCGCGAGTTCGACGGCATGGAGTTCGTCGAGAGCGAGAAGCTGGTCGAGAGTGCGGAACACCAGCCGTGCCCGGAGTGGATTGAGTGCAGGATTTACCGCAAAGACCGGTCGCACCCCATCAGCGTGCGCGAGCGGTTCAGCGAGTGCTATCGCCCACCGTTTAAGAACGACCGCGGCTACGTCAACAACGGGCCGTGGCAGACCCATACCAGCCGCTTCCTGCGGCACAAGGCGATGATTCAGTGCGCTCGCGTCGCCTTCGGATTCGTCGGCATCTACGACCCGGACGAGGCCGAGCGCATCCGTGAAGCCGTCGACGTCACACCAGCGGTCGTGCGTAGCGCCACTCGCAACGCCCGCTCCGCGCTCGACGACTTTGCTGGTGGGGGTAAGCCCGAACCCACCGCGGCATTCCCGCCGCCAGAGGGCACTTTCCACGAGGGACACGATGGCAACAGTACCAACACCTAAAGGCGACTTTGAGGCACGACTAGGAGAGACATTTCGTGTCATCCGGCGGTCTCGTTCTGTATGGCTGCGCGATCTGGCGAAGGTGCTGGGCGTATCGGTCAACACCATTCGGTGGCACGAGAACGGCGCACGGATGATGCGTGCTGACCTGATCGTTAAGGCCGCGGAACACATGAGCGTCGAACCGGGAGTGCTGCTCGGCGAAACCCGCGAAGAAATCACTATCACAGAGGAAATACCCCATGGCATCGAAGCAAACGCATGACCTCGTCCTGAAGGTGGGCGAGTACACCGACCGCACCGGCGCGACCAAAGCTCGCACCAAGAACATCGGCGCGGTCTATACGAAGGACGACGGGTCCATGTTTCTCGCCATCGACTCGCTGGTCATTGCGATGGAGACCCAGTACGTGGCGAATAAGGACCGCTCGGACAGGGTGATGGTGTCGGTCTACCCCGTGCGCGAGAAGTCGTACGGCGACAGCCCCGCACCAACCCGCAGCGCCACCCCGGCGACGCCCGCTCCGGCAGCCGCTGCCGATCCGAACGATGACATTCCGTTCTGATTAGGAGGCCAGTTTGGAAGCGCATTACGCAGAAGCATCACGGAGCGTTGTGTACAGCGCTCCGTCTGCCTCTATCAAGGCGCAATGGTGGCGGTGGCACAAGCAGAACCCGCACGTCTACGAACTGTTCAAGCGGTTCACCTACGACGTGATTGGTCGCGGCCACCAGCACTACTCCAGCAAGGCCATCTTTGAGCGCATTCGGTGGCATACAGAGATCGAGACCAACGGCGAGGAGTTCAAGATGTCGAACAACTACACGCCGTACTACGCTCGTCTCTTTATGCACGAGCATCCGCAGCACGCGGACTTTTTCCGGACCAAATCCCTCCGGAGTGGCTTGTCATGACCGGCGAGTTTCGTCGCGCCATTCAGCGTGAGGTGTCCAGCTGGGCTGGTTCCAGCGTCATGTTTTTCGAGAAACGCAAGCATTCCGCAGCGTCTCTCGCATTTCGGCAGCAAGCCCGAATGGTTGTGGTAGCCCGCTCGGCGAGCGACACCCGCGCCCTTCGGAACGTCATCTCGGAAGTTCGCCGAGCGCTGCGTGCGCTTGGTGCAAGCAGGAGCGAATCAACATGAGCAGTTTTGCCATTTTGATGTGTGGGGCGTGGGGCGGTGCGGTGCTGGGATATTTCATCGCAGCGCTGTGCTGGACGGCCCGTGACGACAGACGAGACAACCACGAGGACGAGTAAATGAGCTATTTGGTGTTCAAAGACCAGAAGTCGTTCATGAACTACTTCCGGCAGGAGCCGTCGTCCGCGACCGCGGAGCTATACAAGCGGCTCTGCGACGAAGAGTTCGCGGAGCTAGAAGAGGCGTGGAAAGAGCATCTGCGGCAGCCGAGCGAAGGCTCGGTGACCGAGATTGCCGATGCGTGCCTTGACCTGATCTACGTCGCCAGCGGGCTGATGCACGCGCTGGGACTCGACCCGCAACCGCTGTGGGACGAGGTGCATCGCAGCAACGTCGACAAGATCAAGCACGCGTGCCTTTCCTGTGAGGCCACCGGCACTGTCGTGTACATCGACGACCAAGAGCGTCGGTCCCAACAGCCGTGTTCGGCGTGCAAGGGGCAGGGCTTCGTCTACGAAGTCCGTCGCCGCGAGGACGGCAAGGTGCTGAAGCCCGGGGGCTGGATGCCGCCACAACTCCTGCCGCTCGTTCAAGGAATGGTGCGGCCTCGGGAGCCACAAGCGTGAAACGGCTAGTAGTCGTGATCGTTGCGGCGGTCGTCGCAGCCGTTGCGTATTGCGGGCCGCCTCCAGAGCTTGAGGGCATCGCGGGCGGGGACATACAGAAAGCCATTCAGACCGGAGAGTACTGACACTACGGAAGCGAGACCAGCGCAGTTCGGGGGCATCACATGAGTCAACGCGACTTTGACAAAGACGGCGAGGACCAAGTTCGCAAAAGCGAGGCGCGACAGCGCGACTTCGTCGAAGGCGACTGCGATTTGTGCGGTGAGTGGGCGTCACGCCTGCTGGAAGGCGTCTGCCCGCCGTGTCGCAACCACTATCACCTCGACCGGCCCCAGCGGTGGCGGTGATGTACCGGTTGCGCCGTTACCGAGTCCGGCTGCGTCGCTGGTGGTGGTGGCTCTGGACGGGCTACTCGTCGCTGCACGACGTACGGCGAAGGATGGAAAGCGAAGTCCGTCGTTTTGGCGGCAGGATTACTTGGGACGACTGACGTGAGGATTACGGTTCAGCAATGTGCGGAGCGACTCGGTGTCTCGCCGAGGACCGTCTTGCGCCTTTGCGTCAGCGGACAGATACCCAGCGCCATTCAGGTCGGGAAGCGATGGACTATCGACGAGACCGCAATCCGCGGTTGGATGGAAAGGAAGGAACAGCGATGTCAGGCAACATCTACCGGCGAGGAAAGACGTGGTGGGGTCGGCTACAGGTCCGGGGTGTTGAGTACCGACGAAGCCTACGCACGGCTGATGAGGCCACAGCCAAGCTAGCGCTCGCGGACTGGAAGGCGCAGCTGGGCAAAGGCGAGGGCGGCGGTGATGCCACGTGGCGGGCTGCGGTCGTCGCGTGGTCCGAGACCATAGGGTCGATGGAGCAGGGCGGTGGCGGGCTTAAACCGCGGGTGCGGGACCGCTACCTCGACAGCCTACGACTGTTCGACCACTTCTGGTGCAACAAGCGCCTGTCCGAGATCGGGCGACGCGAGATCGCCGACTTCATACGGGAGCGAAAGAAGGGCTTCGTGCGGCGCGGTCCGGACGGCAAGCTCAAGCAGATGGGGCCGGTCTCCAACTACTCCGTCCTGTGCGATCTGACCGCCGCGTCGAGCGTGTTCCGGGTCGCGGTGGCGTCTGGGATGTGCGACCACAACCCAGCTCGCGAGTGGGACCGAAAGCTCGTGCGCCCCCGGAAGCGGGTCATGGTGCCGCCCACGCTGGAGGCCATCGAGACGGTTGCCTCGTACGCGACCGGCAACGTCGGTCGCTTGATCCTGTTTGCCGCCAATACCGGGATGCGCCTGATGGAGGCGGTCACCCTCGACTGGCGGGAGGTTCGGGAGGACCGGGGCGAGGTGCTGCTGACGCAGACCAAGGTCTCGCGCCCGCGGGTCGTAAGGCTCAAAACGCCGGGGGGAGATGCGACCGGCACACTGGCTGGCACACCCCGGCACATCCGATCACACCTCGTGTTTGGGCAGGGCGTCGATGGCGAGCAACTCGCCAGCCCAGCCGGAGCGTTCCGGCACGTGATGCAGCGGGCGATCAACGGAGAGGCGGTACAAGGCCGCGCTTTACGGCGATTCCGCTTCCACGACTTACGGCACGCCTTTGCGGTGCGGTGGCTGCTGGCGGGCGGGGACATCTACGGGCTGTCGAAGCACCTCGGGCACACCTCGGTCAAGACGACCGAGATATACCTCGCGTACCTCCCGGCCTACGAGGAAAGCATCCGGCACACCGCTGGCACAATGCCACCCCTTTGCGGCGACCAGCAGATCGCGTAATCGCAAAAAACGCCGAGAAACATAGGGCAAAAGTGTTCCACGTGAAACAGGTGCAATGCCTGAAAACCGGTCTTGAAAACCGATGGACCGGTATTAGTATCTTGATACTTTGCGGTGGGGTGGCCGAGAGGTTTATGGCTCCAGTCTTGAAAACTGGCGAAGTTTCAAAGACTTCCGTGGGTTCGAATCCCACCCCCACCGCCAGCCGCTCCGGCGACAGCCGCGACAGCGCCGCCAGTACGGACGCACGACTGATCGGCACAGGTCGGCACAAGCACAAAGGCGGGGGTTTCCCCCCGCCCTCGTGCGCCCCAATCAGGCGTCTAGCTGCATCGCGTCGATGGCCTCGTCGGTGAAGGCTGGGTTGCGCCCAGTCTTGCCGAACTCGTCCGGTCGACTTCGACGGTCGGCTGCCCGCTGCTCTCGGTACACCGCCGCCAGCTTCTTCCCCTGTTGGAACATCGGAAACATCTCTTCGATGTCCCGCTTGGTTAGAAGCGCAGCAAGGGGCGTAAACCCACCGTCCTCACTCTCGTAGCCTACGATTACCTCTGGGGCCATCACGCGTTCGCCAAACCTGATGACCTTGGGACGCTTCACAAAGGTCACCGAGAGCTTTTGGTCGTTCGCACATAGCATCACGAACTTCTCGTAGAGCTTTTGACCCACGGTTACGTCGTCTGCATTCTTCATGCTTTCTTCCTCCAGTAGTTGTTAAACAGCGAGTGGAAGCGTCTACTTCCACACCACAATAATATCATCGTGATGATACTTTGTCAAGTTCGTGATATTTTTGATCTCACCGAAATGATCTGCAAAGGCAAAAAAAACCCGGGAGTTACCCCGGGTAAACTCGCGTTGGATGCGAGGCTGGAGTACTCAATCAACTAGCAAGCACGAGAGGCTCTTCGGCAGTCGCAGGAAGTGTCAGCAGGTGATCGACGGAGGAGTAGAGGGCCGGGATGGAGGTCGCGTTGTTGATCAGCACGTCCTCCAGAATCGCCTTCTGGGCACGCTCGCTGGCGTGGTCCATCGTGTTCAGCCCGGGGCGGTAGACGCGCCACAGCACGCCTCCCATGTCCTTGATGAGCGTCGCCTCGTTGGGGAAGCGAACGTCATCGACGACCAGAGGGGTCGTGCAGCGCTCGGCCTCGGCCCGCAGGACGTTGATCCAGATGTCGCCGTAGACCTGCCGACGCCCCCACTCGGTCCCCAAGGACTGCATCATGGCCCGCGGCGTCGCGCCGCCGAACTGGGGCAGGCCGGTCATCTTGGCGTCGCCGTCAAGCTGCTCGTCAGTCAGGCCGAGCGCCTTCAGCATCCGCTTGATCGGGTCGGCGAAGCGCATCCGGGTATACCCGTGCTGCTCCGACAGGTGCTTTGATACGAGCGTCTTGCCAGACCCCGCTACTCCAAGAATTCCAATGACGCGTGGTCCGGACATTTCACTTCTCCTTCGGCTTTGAGTTGACCTTCTTCACCGCAGGCTTGCGCTTGGGACGCTTGGCAAGGTGCGGTTCCAGATGCTTTGGAATCGACAGCGGGGGCGGCGGCGGGAGCTTGCGCGGAGCGGGTTCGTCCCCGCCAATCGCAGCCCGCAGCTTTGCCAGCGTGTCATTCCAAAATGCCTGCCATTTGCCGTCTGCCATACGTCACTCCTCGGGTTGGGGTTTGGGTATCTGCTCCTTTACAGCCATGACCGCGGCTCGCATCACCTCTAGCTCCGCGCCGCCTTTCCAAAGTGCATCCAGCTGGTCGCCGATGTCCGGATACGCCTGTCGCCGTGCCTCGCGGTAGTCCACCGGCACCGGCCCCACGACCATCTCGTAGATGACGCCTCGCTGCTCCTCGTAACGGAACATGAACTCCGACGGGGGATACTGCGTGCGGTCGACCATGTAGACCGGCAGCCACGCGCTCGACGTGTCGCCCGGAGCGCTTTGAATAGACGACTCCAATCCGTTCTCACCCCAACGGGCAAACGCGATCTTCCACGGTTTCTTTGGCTGGCTCATTACCGGATACCCATTGCAAGAATGTCGATAGTCGTAATGATGACGCGATTAGCGGTTCCCGCTCGGCAGCGCAATTGGTACGAGCGCCCGAGCGTCGTCGTCAGTTCGGGGACGAACAGGCTGGTCGAGCGCTGCGATTGGTTAAGCACCGATACGTCGCGCACTTGAGTGTATGTGCCGACGACGCCATTGCCGAGCGATGGTCGAGCGCGGACATACGGGCTGCCAAGCGATGTGCCATACGCCGCAACGTAGACGATCTGCTGCGTCCCGTTCATGTACACGCTGTCGACCGTTCCCACCTCTGCGAAGCTATTTGTGAGGGTGTCGCCGACCTGAATGTCCTGCGCGTTGTAAAACGTCAATATCCAGCCGATTTGCTCGTAGATTCCAAACTCCCACTCATACCAGTACCAGAACTCTTGCACATTTGGAGTAACCGAAATATTGGAAACGGTCTGCCCGTTGCCGACTGGAGCCGAGTAGAGGCTGATGTAGAAGTTCGACGCCAAGGCCGTGCCGCTTAACACGTTGACCTGCACATACGGCTTGTGCCCGTTCGGGTGCGTTGCCGCCGGAAGCTGCACGGTTAGGTATGTCGTCTCGTAAGTCGGCACATACGCGCCGTTCGAACTGCCTTGCCCCGTCACGTACGTCGTGATGTCGCCGGTAAGCTTATTGACGTTGAGGTTGTCAATCTTGGCGTTGGTAATGACGCCATCGCCAATTTGCGCTGACGCGGTGATGACGCTGGTCGCCGCCAACTTTGCAGCGGTGATTGCACCTGCGCTTATCTTGTCTGCCGTAATCGCGTTCGCCGCAATCTTGTCCGCGGTCACCTCGCCAGCCGCAATCTTTCCCGCCGTGATTGCGTTCGCCGCAATCTTGTCTGACGTAATCGAGTCGGCGGCTATCTTGCTGGCGTTGACGGCGTTCGCAGCAATCTCGTCTGCCGAGATAGCCCCGGCGGCTATGTTGCCTGCCGTAATCGTATCGGCGGCGATCTTTCCACCAGTAATAGTATTCGCGGCAATCTTGTTGCCCGTAATTGTGTCGGCAGCGATGGTCGATGCGGTGACAGCCCCCGCGGCCAGCTTCGCCGTGGTGATGGCTCCGGCATCAATCTTTGCAGACGTAATGGCATTCGCAGCGATGGTGTCGGCGGTAACGGCTCCAGCAGCGAGCTTTGCCGTCGTGACCGCGCCAGCCGACAACTCCGACGCGGTGATTGCGTTTGCAGCAATCTCATTCGCGGTGACAGCATCTGCGGCGATCTTGCCCGCCGTGATAGCGCCAGCCTCGATTTTTGCCGATGTAATCGCGTTTGCGGCGATTGTGTCCGCTGTCACCGCACCAGCCGTTAGCTTCGCGGTTGTGACAGCCCCTGCGGAAATCTCTGCGGCTGTGATTGCATTCGCCGCAATCTCGTTCGACGTAATTGAGTCGGCAGCAATCTTGCCCGCGGTGATAGCGCCAGCTGCGATCTTGGCAGACGTAATAGAGTCTGCAGCGATCTCGTTTGCGGTCACCGCGTTTGCGGCGATCTTGCCCGCGGTGATAGCCCCGGCGTTGATCTTGGGCGAGGTGATTGCGTTGTCTGATATCTCCGTCGACGTGATGGTTCCCGGGAGAATCTCATCCGGACGCGGCCCGAATCCTGATGCAAACTCGCCTTGCTCGACCTGCGGAGCGCAGATATCGATGGAGGCTCCGCTGGGCAGCGTGCCCGGACCAGAGCCAACCGACCACGAGATGTATAGCTCTCCGCTTGCCGTCGAGCCGTTGTTGTTTGGCTGTACACGCCAGATGTAGCGCTGCCACGTGCCGTTGATGAGCGCTGGGTTGGCAAGGTTCGTGGCCGAGGAAAACCCCATGTTGGAGTACAGCCCCTCCATGTTGGCACCAGCGGCCCCAGCGCCGTTTGCACGCGCCCAGAAACTGATGACATACGTGACTCCGGGCGTCCACGTTTGCACCGAGTTCGTGTACATCCCAAACGTACTAGCGACAGCTTGATTCGCTGTGACGCGATAGTAGTTCGTGCCAAACAAGCCGCCGCTGTTGACGCTTGTCGTTATGGAGTAGCCGCCGTTGTTGTACAGCCCCCAGCCCGTTGGCATCGAACCGTTGTGCGACTTGAAGGTGGCGTTGCCGAGGAGGTTGCCACCGCCGCCCTGTACGTTCAGCTGCGCTGCGGTGAGCTGCCCAGCAATCTTGGCTGCAGAAATAGCAGCGAGTTGGGCGTCACTCAATTGACCGGTAATCTTTGTCGCCGCCAAGTCCGCAATCTGGTTGTTTGCCAGTTGCCCAGAAATCTTGGCTGCAGAAATCGCCGCAAGTTGCGAGTCGGTCAGTTGCCCGGAAATTTTGGTCGCCGCGAGGTCCGCAATCTGTGCGTTCGACAGCTGCCCTGTCACCTTCGACGCAGCTAGCGCAGCGATCTGTGCGTCAGATACCGTGCCGGAGAGATCAGCGGTTGGAACGGTTGCCACGTACGAGGAGCCGTTCCACCGATAGAGCTTGCCGTCGGCGGTGTTGAAGATGCTGTTGGTCGACTTGGCTCCGGGGACTGACGACACGACCGTGACCGGCTCAATACCAGACGCGAACTTTGCGGTGTTGATTTGTGCGTCCGCAATTTGCGCCGCGACGATCTGGCCGGTGAGGTCCGCAGCAGGAACCGCAGCGGTCCACGCGCTGCCGGTGTAGCGGTAGAGCTTGTTATCGGTGGTCAGGAACACCATCCGACCAGCAAAGAGGTTCGTTGACGGCAGCGCCGACACGATCTCGTAGCCCGTCTTGACCTTGCTCACCGAGAACACACGGGTGTAGGTGACGCCGCCGTACACCGCCGACAGGGTCAGCGTGCCGGTGTCGCCGCTCATGGCGGTGACACGGTAATAGCCCTTCGCCTGTCCGTTGACCGGCGTGTTGGTCGCCGTATTGATTGTGCCGGTAAGTCCGCTCGCCGTCGCGGAAAGGGTGGCCGAGGCTGTGACGTCGGTGACGCCCTCATACACCGTCAGCTGACCGTCGATACCGGAGAACGACGGCACGCTGCCATCGGCGTAGGCGAACACCGTGGTGGCAGCCTTGGTAAGCGTTACCTCGACCGCGTTCGTGCCGTTTGTCCCGTTTGTACCGTTTGTACCATTGGTGCCGCTCGTACCGGCCCGCGCCTTGGCAACGGTGAACTCCTTGGTGAGGGACTGCCCGTTGTAAGCCGCTGTGATCGCCAGCGTGGCGTTGTCGGCGCTTGCCGCGGTCACGCGGTAGTAGCCCTTGGGTTGCCCGCTCACGGGCGTATTAGCGCCTGTGTTGACCGTACCGGTGCAGTTCGTGGCGGTCGCCGAGAGCGTGGCGCTGGCGGTGACATCTGTGTTGCCGTCAAACACCGTGAGTGTGCCCACGGCGGTCGCAAACGACGCCACGGTCCCAGCGGCGTCTGCGGCGAGCGAAACTGCCTCGTTGGTGAGATTGAGCGCCAGCACGCGGTTGAGGGCCGTGGCGCTCACACCGGACGAGAACGCGCCCTTATTGCCGGTCGTGTCTACCGACTTGAGCCAGTAGTACCGGACGCCGTTGGCGCTCTCAAGCCCCAGCCGGTCGTAGGTGGTCGCCGTGACCTTGGCAAATACGGTGGCCGTCGCCGAGTTGTTGACGGTGTTCTCGTATATCTCGGTTTCCCAGAGATCGTTGTTGGTGGGGTTGTCCCACGCCAGACGAATGCCGCCCGGAATGGCGGTGGCGCTGACGTTGGTCGCCACGCCAGAGAAGTTGGTCTTGCCGACCACGGTGTGTTCCACCGTCGTCGACCATGTACCAGCGGCCCCAGACTCGGCGATGCCGCGGCTACGCAGCTGATAGATATCGCCGACAACCACGCGGTCGATGTACCCGAACGGGTTCGCCCGCTCTAGCGATAGCACCTCCCAGAACTCGGTGTTCTTGATGCGGTACTGCACCTCAAATCGGTCGATGCGCTCTTGCTGGGTGCTTTCTGGCTGCTGCACGCCGACGAAGATGCGGTAGTTCAATGAGCCGTCGGCGTTGACGATCACTACCGAGTCATCCGACCGGATGGTGCTGATGTAGACCGGCGGGACTACGCCAGAGCCGGGAGCGCTCGTGGTCGTGAGAAACGAGTTAAAGGCCGGGATGGCTGCGGTGTCGGCGGTGTACACGCCGTCCTGTGCATCGACGAGCGTGACGGTGACGTTGAAGTCCTCGGAAGGCTCAATCTTCCGCACAAGCATTGGTGCGGTAACCGATGTCGAGGTGCCAAACATCACGAGGTCACCAACCGCGGGCGAGTTCGCCGCAGTTGTTGGCGTCGTAATAGTCAGGACCGAGACATAGCCTGTGCCGGGGTTGTTGACCGCCTGCAGCTTTGTGGTGCCGTCGGACTTGCGGGTCCGCAGTGAATACGACGTGCCTGTTTCAAAGTACACATCGTCGTCGAGCGTCACCGTGATGTTGCTGCCGCTGGTCGTGACCGACTTGACGCGAGTCGCCATGATGCCAATGCCGATGGCGTCGTGCGAGAACATGACGAGGTCGCCAAGCGTGCAGCGCAGCGCTTCGATGTCCATCTGGACCGTGTGCTGCTCTGGACGCAGCTTTGCCACCGCCATGTGATACCGCGCCTCGCGGTATGCCTGCGTTGGGGACGTACACCCGATAAGCTCTAGCGTCTCAAACCGTGTCGCATTGGCGGCGGTATAGCCGTCGTCGTACACCACGCGCTCGTCAGTCTGATAACCGTTGTCCTTGTTAATGAACAGCACGCGCAGGGCGTGCGGGTAGTCCAAGAACAGCTTTGAGCCGCTGTACCCCGTAGAGTTACGCGGAGTGATGTGCTGGATCGGAACGTTCTGCTGGATATCCCGCACGACCGAGTGCTTGCCGTCTCGCATCGTGTAGAGAGCGCGAGCATTGCCACCAATGGTTCGCAGAGCGTCAATGACGGAGCCGCCTTCAAGAACGGCGTTAAACGTCCAACGCGGTTCGTTGACGCCTGCGGGTGCCGATGCCGCACACGCCGTCGCCCAGTCCGATATCGCAGTCAAATCAATCCGCGAGTCTGGCATGAACGTCTCGCCGCCACGACGCCGCAGAATGTCTGCGAAAGCCCATGCGGGGTTCGACGTCTTGGTGAACGTCCATGCGCCGCTGCTGTAGACGGGAAGGTAGGACTCCGCGTCGCAGTTGATGGTCTGCGGCACGCCGTTCAACTGATTGGATGCCTTGATGCGAAGCGCAATCAGCGAGACGTTCTTTTGATTGACCGGATAGTCGGCCTTGATCGTGCGAAGCGCCGTCCACCACGACAGGTCGACATATTTGCTGCCGCCATTCGCTGTCGTACGCCGTACCCGAACTTGATACTGCCCAGCCGACGGCAGCACCACGCGACCGCTTCGGCGAATTGCCGTGCTGCTCGACCCCTTGACCGTGATCTGGCCCGCGGTTCCAAAGCCCGTGTCGGCGCTGTTCGCCCACACAGCGTTGACCCAGTTGCTCGTTCCGACCGGCGCGTACTGCACCGAGAACGTAACGGTGGCCTCTTTCTGGTTGCCTTTACTGTCGAAGTAGAACAGTCCCTGCGGAAATGCGATGTCCACCGAGAACTCAATTGCGTTGGTTGCGGTCGTGCGATAGCCGTAGTCGTTGGTCGAGGTAACGGTTCCCGGGTCAACGGGGTTGTACGTGTCGGAGATACCGTCGTACTGGTAATACTCGCCGTAGTAGCCGTAGCCACCGGGGTAGTAATTAGTGGTCTGATACGGTTCCAAGCGGATCGTGAAGTTGTCCTCAGTAACCGTCTTGGTAAACAGCGTCAGAGGCGCGTCGTTAGACCACCCCTCACGAATTTCGTAACTGACTCCCTCGTACGCGGAGATCGGCGTCTCTCCGATGCGTAGGTTGGTGATCTCTAGTGGTCCCCAGCCGACAACCAGCGCGATACGAAGGTACTCGTCGTCGCCCTGAATCTCGGAGTAGGGACGGGCAGCAAGCATTGGATAGACGCGGCGCTTGCCAAAGACTCGCGGGATGTTGCCATACGGCGCGAAAGCGTTCGACGAGCCGGTCAGGCGGTCACGCTCGTCTTGCCGATTGTTCTTGAGTCCCGGTGGAGGAACCAGCGCGTTCAACGCAAGGTAACCAACCGTTGCAAGTCCAGCTGCCACAAGGCCGGTAACAATGTTGACGCCAACGGTCGACGTGATACCAAGGCCGCTGGCAATAGAGCCGCCAATAGGGCCAGCGAAGGTGTACGCGACGACCGTAATTACGATCATCGCAATGGCGCGGAAAATGTCCTTGCCGCTCTTCTGCGGCACGACGCGGATGTACACGTGAGAGCCGATAGCGGGAACCGTCGTCGCCCATTGGTCTGGGAGATACTCCACGTCGTTGATCCACACGCGAACGTATGGCGTAACCGCCGGAGGGAGTTTGCAGGCCGTGACTAGCTCGCCGATGGATTGTCCATGCAAGCCCTGCATGAGCGCAACCGTCGAGGCGAACGGCTGATCGTGAACTACGACAGGAAAGTTCAGTCCGTGGACTGGAGGGGTTTCGTCGCTCATGCGCCTGCGTACCTGTAGAAGCCGGTGATGCGCTTTTCCCAGAGCATCGACCGGTAGTTTTCAATGACGGAGTTGGCTTCTTCGTGCGTGTGTATCATCCACCCGGGCGCTAGTACCAGAGCGCAATGGAACGGATGCCCGCGCATCCGAATCAGGATGCCGTCGCCGAGCTTTTCCTCTCCCGGTGTCACGGGCGTGAACTCGCTCGCGTACTTGATGGCGTCCGTTCCAATGACCTCTGGCTTCTGCCCTTTGAACCAATCCACGCCCTCGTATGGCTTCCAGAGCGACCCAAGCCGCTCTTGCTGAATCATCTGAATCAGCCCCCAACAATCGCACCCAAGGCGGTCGCGCCCGTGCGTCTTGTACGGAATGCCGATGTACTCGGCGGCCCATTCGGGGAGCGTCCGGTCCATCAAAACAACCCCGGAAAACGGCTAGGTGTCATCGTCAACGTAATCGGCTCCGTGAAAAGAGACTCGAAGTACAACTCGCCCTCAATCTGCACGGCGTCATAGTTCACGTTACGAAGTGTCAGGCCAGCGAAACTGATTTCCACGGTATCGGGAGCGCTCGCAAGTATCACCTCCAGCGTTACGGATGGAGGCGACGTCAGGCTGCGGATAGCGGTGATCGCGGTTCTGTCAACGTTGTCGAATCGCAGAACCGCTTTGGTGATACCGTCGGGGTCTTCACCGGGAAGGACAATGTCAAACGGGAACGCCTGATAGATGTTCCCGCGGCTCGTGATGTCCTCGTTGTTGTTGACCACGCGAATCGGCGCTGCCATGGAGGCGTGGCTGATCGTCAGCAGCACCAGCCAGACCTCGCCAGTCTCCTGCGCGTGAATCGACGCGAGCGCGGTAGAAGAAAGAGTGCGGGCCATTAGACGAGTTCCAAACTGAAGCCGACGACGTTTGCAGCGCCGCTGCCCGTCGATTGTATTGTCGGAGCGGGGTTCCGAAATCGCAGGGTGGCTGCGGCACGTGTTCTCGGATGCACCCAGTCAAACGGCAGGGAGCCGCCCTTGCAGTCGTTCTGCCAGAAGCTCTCAAAGGTTGTCGTCTGCGCGGGCGTCAGCATCAGCTGAATAGAGAATGTCCGCAGCGACTTGGTGAACCGGCGACGAATCTTTGCGGGGCCGGTGTCCATCTGGCTCTCAA